TTTTTGGCATGCTAAAAATATAGGAACTGATTTAACTGAATATAAAATGGTAAGCGGATTAATTCCACATAAAAATATTAAATTAAAACCATTAAAATATTATATAAATATTTTAATAAAAAATGATTACGATTATCTACCATATGCATTCTATGATATATTTTTTAATAAATGTAAAATATGTATTTTAATATGTGGTTTTATGAGAAATTATAAATTTAATTTTGATACATTAAAAGCATTTTTTAATAATTATCAAATTGATTATTATGTTTGTACTTATAATATTATTGGTATGGGTAGTAGTACAAGTGAAGAGTATACAAAAGATTTATTTTTTATTGATGAACTACAAAAAATTATACCAATAAAAAAATATATAATAAAGGATTTTTTTAAATCAGATAAGATATCAGATGATATAATTGTTAATAAAGCATATTATAATAGTTTAAATATTTTTGATTGTTATAATTTAATTAATGAAAATTATTTATTTTATATAAAAATACGACCAGATATAATTTTTAAAGATTTAAATGAAATTATAGACTTGTATTTCGATGAAATTATTAATAATAAATTAATTTTACATTCAACCTCAAAAATTATAAATGAAGATGATTGGAAGATTAATATGAATTATCCATCTGATTATATTTGTATCTCTAACATATTATCATCTCAAATATATTTTAAATATCATCTTGACATATATAAATTTGATGAATCATATGAAAAAACTTTATATAATTTTTTAAAAGAAAAGAATATAGAAATAATATTAGTTAATTTATGTACTATTAATAGGAATAGACCAATTTTACCTGTTAAGAGAGATATGATTTTAAGAATTGGAAATAGATAAATTTATTAATTCTCTTATTAATTTAATTATTTTATTTTTCTTTTCAATATGCATATTTTCATAAGCATGAAATGATCCAAATATTAATAATCCACATATATTTTGTATATCATTAAATAATATATCCGGATCATTAATTTGTAACCAATCTTTAAAATAATCAATAAATATCTTATTATATTCATAGTTAATTTCTTTATCATATAATATAGAATCAAAACCAATCAAACTTTGTAATATTTTTGCATAATCATATACTTTATCTCCACTAATAGATTTATTGTTATTTATTAATCCTTTCATATCAATAAATTTATACTCATCTTTATAAGTTAATAATATATTACTGAACCAAAAATCACCATGTATTACTGATACTATATTTTTTTCAATCCTTTCAATATAATCTTGTAATTTTTCAATTAATGTTTTATATATTAAATCTGCATCTTTAAAATTATAGATTTCTTTATTTTCAAATCTTTTTTTTATCTTTAATAAATAATTATATTTATATTCATTAAGTATTAATAAATTATTTTTTTTAATATCATGTATCTCTTTTAAAGAATTTAATAATTTTTCAAATAATTTTATACTAAATGTTTTATTTATATACAAATATGATAATGGTATTCCATTTATTTTTTCGATTTTTATTTCCATTTTTGAATAATCATTAATTGTATATCCAAAATATTTTACAAAATATTTCTTACATTCCCCTAATATTTCTAAATTCTCATAAAAATATAATTCACCTTTTCCTATATCTTTATCAACTAGTTTTAATAAAATTTCGTCAATACATTTTATTTCATTATATTTATTATTTTCTATTTTATTATCAATAACATCATTTATTAATTGGTATTCACCTAATAATTTATATAATCTTTCATCATATGGATTATAAGCTCTATCATCTATATAAACATCACCTAATGGCTTACCAAATACTAATTCATCATAAGGTATATCAAATTTATCTAAAGTGTCAAATGTTATTTTTCCAATATCTTTTGTTACTGCACCAATATTATGTGAATGAGTTCCCATTCTACGAGCAGTATAAATTATGATTGTATGTCCATCATTTTTTAATTTTCTAACTAAATTAATCATTTTTTCAATTGGTTTAACAGATGAATAATCTTTATTTATAGTTGGATATGTAACTAATGTATTATCTAAATCAAATACATATCGTAATTTACAAGTTTTAATTTTATTGGTATTTATTAATTGATGAGGAGTTCCTAAACTTACGGTCTTGTCAATAGTTATATTTTCAACTATACAAGAATTTCTTAATAAATATTCATATATAAGTGATATGTAAAATTCATTATTAGTTTTTGAATTATCTTTTAATATTGATTCAAATGTATTACAAAATATATCTTTATTTGTAAAACCATATAATCCAATACCAATTAAATCACTAATTTTTTGTTTTTCTTTTATGTCTATAATTTGATTATCTTTATCAATAGATATATATGAGTATATTGGATCTTTTTCGACATTAAAATTTGTAAAAATAAAATTATTCATATATCTTTTATTTAAATACTTATATGTTTCATCAGGATATATTGTATCATTATCTATAAATATAACATTTGAATCATCAATTATATCATAAACTTTTTTTAATCCAATATATGCACTTTCAGATGACCCGCGTGTAAAATAATCAACTAAAATAAAGTTAAATTTTAATTCTGGAAACATATTAATTAATATTTCTTTAAAATTACAATTATCTAGTTTTTTATTAAATATTACATATAAATTATAGTTATTTACTAATTGCAAGTTTAATGATTTAATTGTATAATATATCATTGGTTTTCCATTTATTAAATTTAAAGGTTTTGGATATATTGATTCAAAACGTGTACCTTTACCTGCGCATAATATAAAGATATTCATTCTTAAATATAATTTTATGTTTTTATATTTAATTATTAAAATTATCTACAATATGTTATAAATGGACGTATTAATTGCAATAATTAAACAAGCATTCTCATTAATAAAACAATTTATTGCAGCTGTAACACCAATAGCGATATATGTATCAACTATTGTATATCCTATACTTAAAGCTTTTATTATATTTGTTGCATCTATTGATTATGTTGGTATATTTACGAGTAAAATATTCATAATATTAATGTTATTAATAATAGCATATTTTGGAGGTTATTTATATTTAAAAATTTATAACCCAAAATTATATGAAAAAATTATAGATGCATTAGGCTTAAGAAGAAAATTAATTAAACAACCATTTTTATTTGCCGCAGATTTAGATTTTAATGTTTCTTCAAATTAATTTTATATATAAATATTATAGAACATAACTTATGCAATCTTTATTAACATCTTTTTTTGTTTCTAATCAAATATCAATTGTTATTACAGTATTAGTAATTGCATTTATATATTTATTTCATTATATGATGAAACATTTTAAAATTACTATAAATTTAAAAAAATTCTTTTATGATAGTCCAACTTTGAAAGTAAATACAATGTTTACAACAATGAATGAAAGTGAAAAACAACGACTAACATTAATTAATAAATTAATTGATGAAAAAATAATTGATAAAAAAGATTTTCAAAAAGCTATAGATATTAGTAAAAACATATCCTCTCCTGTATCACCAGTAGTTCCATCAACTTCTCCCAGTGTATCACCAGTAGTTCCATCAACATCACCAAGTGTATCACCAGTAGTTCCTACTATATCACCAACTGTATCACCAGTAGTTCCTACTATATCACCAACTGTATCACCAACTGTATCACCAGTAGTTCCTACAACATCTCCTACAATTATAACTACTGTAACATCAACAAATAAATAATATTAAAATTTTCAATTTAAAAAAATATTAATAATAAAGATTATTATTAATATGAATACAAATACACAAAGAATTATGAAAGAAATAGCAGATATTAAAAACAAACCTGATAAAAATTTTAAAATACATGTATCAGAAACTAATATTATGGATTGGTATATATTATATTCTAACCTAGACGATGAACGATTTAAAGATGGAGAATATATATTACATATTAAATTACATGATGGATATCCATTCAAAGCTCCTGAATTTAAATGGTTAACTCCAAATGGGAGATTTGAAATAGCAATAAAAATATGTTATAATATTTCAACATATCATGAAGCAGAATGGAATCCATTATGGAGAATGAACACAATTATAATTGGAATTATGTCTATGTTATTAGATAAAGAAACAGGTGGAATTGGTCATATACATGGAACAACATTGGATAAATATAAAAATTTTGCATCTAAATCAAAAGATTATAATAAAGATTTAATTAAAAAATTAAATTTGATTTATTAAAAATAACAAGATTTATTTATTATATGTTGACCTTTTTCTGATTTAATTGCAGCACATGCTGAATCTTTAATTTTAAAAATTTCTACAATACATCCAATTGTAGGATCTCTTACTATTTTTTTAAAATCTTTGACATGATATTGTCTGATATATTTGAAACCTCTATTATATAACATATTAAAATATGCTTCATCGCGAAGGTCTATCGATAACATTCTCATCATATTATTATCACTTGAATAAAAACTATAAGGGTACATTATATATAAATATTATAAATTAATATTTATATAACATTATTTTAGATTTATTTACACATTTCTTTAGTATAACCTATTACTGCACATGCTATTCTTTTACCAGCATTACCAGTCTTTAATGATTCATCATCACCTCCTTTTCCTAAATCATCTTTTTGTCCATGAATTACAATTGATCTTCCAATTATATTTTGTTTATATCCTCTTAATTTAATCATATTATCATCAAATTCTATTTTACAATTACCATTTTTATCAGTTGTAATATTGCCTAAATCTCCAACATGTCTTACTTTTGAATCTTTACCACCATGTACAGTATTAAAGGGATTAAAATGGGCACATGCTGAAGTACATCCATCACTTAAATCTCCTGCTGCATGAATATGAAATCCTAATTCTTTATTTTTTGGTAATCCTGAAAGGTTTAATTTTATTGTTACTATATTTTTATCTTGATTTTCTATAAAATAAATTGATCCTTTTATTTCAGAATTTAAGTAAGCAATTGCTGATATGTTTTTTTGTTCATAATCAAACAAATAACACCATATTTTTTCATACTTGAGTAGTAGTATCAAAATAATTTGAAAGACTATTAAATATATTAATTTATTATCCATATATAATAAATTAAGATTAAATTATTCTACAACAATTCTATAAACATCATTATGTAGATTTCTAATACAAATTACATCTCCAATTTTTGCATTCAATTCAGTTACAATTATATTATGAAAATGTAAATGATGTAAATTAATATTCATTTTTAAAACTTGTTCTTTTTCAATATCATTTAGTAATTTAACCGGTCTAATATTAGGGTGAACATTATGAAATCCATTATATTTAAGTGTGTTATAATTCATTTATATATAATATATATAAATTATAATAAAATAAATAAATTTATCAATTTTTTATCATCTTGTTTACATTGTAAACTTTTTACTTAAGAAAAACTTTAACTTTTCCATCATTTTCTTTTGCATCTGCATTATAAACTTTTTCAATTAATTTTCGAAGTTCATTTAGTTCAACTTTCCATTGTTGAATTTCTGTTGTTCCTTCTATCTTTGCAAATTCATCTTCTAATGCATCGATTTTCTTTTGTAATTCATCAATCTTTTCTTTTGATAGAGAATAGATTGGCATATTAACTAAATAATCATATGATTTATTTTCAGACAATTTTGGAAATTCTTGTTCTTCTAATTGTTTATTAATCTTTTCTTTTGATTGATTATTTACTACAATATTACCATCAATAACTCCAGTAATAAATTTCATCTTCCAATCTAGAATATTGAGTTCTTTTTCTAATTCATTCATTTGATGTTCCTTTCTTTTTTTATAGTAATCTAATCTGACTACATAAAATTCATGGAATATATCGTATATATTTTCATATTTATTAATTATGCATTTCTTATTAAAACAATGCATGTTTGTAGTTGTTTCTTTAGTAACTAATTTTAGAGTGCTCTCTAATTTTTTCTTTTCGATTAAATCATATAAGTTATCATCTGTAAATTGAACTTCAAAGTATATAGATTCATCAGAGATATTTGCTTTATACCCTTTAATGATTTTATCTTCTTCTAATTTATCTAAATATTCTTTATAAATAGTTGTCCATGAACCAATAGGTAATTCTGTAATAATAACTTTACTATTTTCTTTATCCACTTTATAATTTCCTTTGATATTAAAACCATTTTCAGCTTTCTCAACCTTACCTTTAAATCCTCTAAACCATGGAAACATTTCTTTAATAGATTTTTTTTCCATCATTAACAATAGATTATCAATGATTTGTAATGGATTATATTGAAGGATAGTTGTTGAAAAACCAGTACCAATACCTTGTGCTCCATTTACTAATACCATTGGAATAATTGGTACATAGTATTCTGGTTCAATTGATGCTCCATCATCGTTTAGATATGTTAAGATTGGATCATCTTCTTGTCTAAAAATTAATCTATTCCATTCAGCTAAATATGTGAATATATATCTTGAAGACGCT